TATCACGCCATCGGTTGTGCCATCTCTGGAGGCATTTGTCCAGCCATTTCGGGGGGAGGCATCTGTCCCTGGGCCCCTTGCAACTGCTGTTGCTGGCGTTGCTTCGCGTTGTTCATTTTCTTGAGTTCAGCAGTAATTGACCTGGCAACGTTAGGATCAATCTTCTCGAGCGCCTCTAAGTGCTGAGTCAAGTGCTGTCCAATCGCCTGTGCCGTAGCCTGGTCGATCTGACGGAATCCTTTTTCAGCGGCTTGCTGGAAGTCAAAGATGATCTCGAGATGGGCCTTATGATCGTCGGTAGGCTTAATGGAAATTGGGAACGCGGTCGTCATCATTGCGGCCAGTTCCTTCGCCTGCTCTTCGCGTTGTTCCTGCTGGTTCATCATTGGATCTTGGACTAGGCGACGCACTAGGCTCGGATCATCTAGCTCGAGCACTGACTTAACAAGTTCAGCCTGGTTAATGAACGGAGACTGTCCCAGCAACTGCATCCGAGCCACAGCCTTCTGAAGTTGGAATTGGCGAGTTTGGAAGTCGTAACCGCCCTTGGGCATGATTGAATATTGTTCGTGCAGTGCTTCCGGTGGCACCGTGCCAGTATCCTCTGCATAGCGGTAGTTCAGATCCTTCTTGTCGTACTGTAGATAGATTGCCCAACACTGACGGAATAGGCGACCTAGCGACATTCGGAATAGGCGGTTCCTCAAGTCGGCTCCCGCGGAACCGGTGTTCACCAGCGCTTGAATCTCAGTAGCAGTTTTTCTGGAGCTACCGGGTTCCGAGGGATTGTTACCGACTCCGAAATCAATTGTTCCAACCCTCTGCTCCGCCTCTGCTCGTTCGTCGTACATGACGCGCATGAAGTCCATGGGAGGGGTAGTCATCTGAACTGGCTTAATGCCCTGGGGCAAGATCTGACCAGGTTGCATTTTCAAGTTAGCCATGTTCAGTGAGACAGGATTGTCCGCCTGGAATAGGGGACGATTCACAAGTTCCAAGAAGTCAAGCATGGAGTTCTTCAGCTTTGCCAACGTCATTTCGTTAGCCGCCAAGATCTCTGCGAGTCCGCGGGATGAGTAGAATCCTCCGTTGGTCAACTCATAGCTAAATTCTGTGAAGGGACACTGACCGTGCTTGTAGGGGAGGACGAAGTCTTCGCGTACTGGATCTGTCGTTGCTAGGGGCGAGTATGTCGCAACATTCCACTCGTCGTCTTCGTTCCTGGTGTAAATCTCCCAAAGGATAATGCGGTCTGGGCGAGAGTCGTAGGTGATACCTTCGCGCTGGTATACAGCCTGTTCTTTCTCAGTATTGATGCCTTCAAATTTTGTTCCACGTCCGGCAATCCTCTTGATGAAATCCTCGTCCTGGTTGTAGGCCGCTACGCGCTTGTACTGATCCACCGATAGAACCATGACGTGGCAAAGGTAGTCGGCGTCGTCTAGGGCAACGGTCTGGTCGGGTACAATAAACCTGGTCGGATCGATTGCTTGAAAGATGATCTCCTTCTTGCCCTCATCCCAAATTGATTTGAGCACAGCCCGACCGAACAAGAGCATGTCGTCGATTAGTCTTACGATCTCAAATTGGAATGCAGTACGCTCCCGGATCTTGTAGTCGAAGTATCGTTCTGCTGTGACTGTGAGCGGGACCAACTGTTGACGCATCGGAACAAACCCGGCTACAACATCGTTGCCGAGGGCCGAGTTGACGTAGTTGGGTTTAAGTCTTTCAATGATGCGATCAATCAAGGCGACGTGCATGTCCGCCGCGGTGGGCCATGGCTTAACTTTACGACGCATACCGAACGTACGCATTTCATAGAACTGCCTCTGCCGAGCGTCCCACGTTGCACGATTCTTCAGATCCCGAAGGATGCGCGTATGGAGTTCGTTATTTATTGGTTCCATTGTTTCTTACCCTTACTTCGTATTCTAAATCGTTTACCGTGTTAATTGCGTCGTATGCCCAAGATTGTACGTCTGGAGTTGACTTCTTGACCTCTTCAAACCTTGGGTCGTTGATCAGTCTGTCCGCGTTCCCCGACGTCCTCACTACTGGGTCCACGCTTGCGCAACCACCAAGCACTAGTGCTGAAAGCATTATCAATCCGGCTACGACTCTCAGACCACTCCTTCTTAATTGCAGACTCATTGCGCTCACGTTCCCCGGGGAACAATCCTACAATTGCCTTGAGCAATTCGATAAGAGCGCCAATCCACGAAAACACAAAATGTTATTTGGCGTCTGCGGCCTTGATCAATCCAACCCCAGCAATGACGGCTGCGAATAGTATTGCAAGATCAGGCACTTTGCCTGTCTTTAAAAATTCCACCGCTGCTCCAGCGACGGCTACTACGATTGACAAAACTCCAGTTGCAGTTGTTTTCCAGTTCATGTTGTTTTCCTCCCGGTTTATCCACCAACATCCCAGCCAGACATTTCGTTGTCCGCGGATGCCTGTTTCATCAGTTCAAGCAAAGATGGACGCTCATATGCCATTGTCAAGTTGTAGTCGAGTCCAGAGTTGTCGCATGCCATTGCGACCGCGTCTGCCCTATCTGGGGAGGCTACTCCCCTAGACCGCATTGCATCCTTGGACTCTAGCCCCAGCTTTCCACGCGACGTTGCCTGAGCCCTCCTGGTCACTAGCTGGCTTTTGAGGATATCGTCGTCGGGCAAGATACTGTCACAAGTGTCGATCTTTCTGGCTAGCCGGTGCCACATCTCGGAACCCTTGTTCTGGTAGGCATCGTTGTCCCTGGCGTTGCCACCAAAGTTTACCCGGTTGACATTCCATCCGGCCTCGTTCAGCGCGTCGCACATAGGCAGACCAAGACCACCGGCGTCCGCAAAGACTTGCTCTGGCTTAATCCCGGCCTTCTTTAGCTCCATTATGATCCTGCCAACGGTAGCCATCGTATCCCTTTCGCGCCATGTGATCAGTGGCAGTATTCGGTTACCCTCCCTAATGGCTATGGCATTTTCGTCGCCACCGGCTGAGAAGTCTACACCAGCCGCCTTGTCCGCCCCATTTGGCATAGGCGGATTGTTGATGCAATTATCGTAGCTACCGAGGCTTACAACTAGGCGCTCTTCGCCAAGGTCCATGAATTCTGCCTTGAGCATCGACTGAGTGAATGGGCTATTTACCCCATAGCGTTGCTGAATCTCTTGTATGTACAAAGGACTAATGTGAGGACAGTCCCAAGCAGTCGCCTTAGTCTTTTTCCACAGATCTGCTTCCTTTGTGAAGCATCGGTAGAACTGACCTACCGGGGCTCCAGGGGAACTGGCGACCAACAATCTAGTTGGTTGGCACCGAAACACTGAAACGTAGATGGGATCTTGGACGGTCTTGGCCTCGTCTACTACATACATGAGCGGGGCGCTTTCATGGTTAGCCGCGTGAAACCCTTCCGCGCGGCCTGCTGATTCGTTGTCATTACCCGCTGTAAAGCCCAGAATACGGCTTATACGCCCCGAGGCGTGCTTGAAGCGGATTTCCCCGCTGGTGACCTCAACCATGTTGCCAAAGGGCCGTAGGAGGGCCTTAATCGCTGGCCATAGAACGGATTCGACCTGGCGATATACAGACGCTGTAACGACGCTCAGGGACTCTTCAAAGCATACCATATGCCAGACAAGGGCCGGTGCGATCACGTTGGAGGTCTTCCCGGAACCGTTCGCGGCTACTAGGGCTACCCGGCTGTAGATTGGGGCTAGGTTATTCATAACC